CCCAGAAGGCGCGTATTTTATGTAGCCCCAACCTACCGCATGGCTAAAGACATTGTTTGGAATGATTTAGTAGAGAAATTTACTAAACACAAATGGGTTAGAAAAATAAATCATAGTGATTTAAAAATTACCTTAAAGAATGGAAGTGATATTTCCCTGAGAGGTGCAGATAACGAAAATAGCCTGAGAGGTGTTGGGTTAGATTTCTTAATTATGGATGAATTTGCGGACATCAAGGAAAATGCATATTTTGAAGTGCTACGCCCAACCTTAAGTGATAAAAATGGTGCAGCATTATTCTGTGGAACTCCACGAGGATTTGGATCATGGTCTTACAATTTATTTACGAGAGAGAAAGATGACGATCAGTGGGCATCATTTCAATTTACTACATTACAAGGTGGTCAGGTATCTAAACAAGAAATAGAACAAGCCAAATCTGATCTAGATGAAAGAACATTTAAACAAGAATATGAAGCATCATTTGTTAATTATGCAGGTCAGATTTATTACAACTTTGATAGAAAAGATAATGTCATAGATAAATACACTCCTCAAACGGCAGAAATACACATAGGCATGGACTTCAATATTGATCCCATGAGTGCCGTAGTATCAGAGATTATAGGCAACAAGATTATTGTTTATGATGAGATAGTTATTTACTCATCCAATACTGATGAATTAGTACAAGAGATAAAAGCTAGGTACAAAGATAAGCACATCTACGTTTATCCTGATCCTGCTGCTAAGCAAAGAAAGACATCCGCAGGTGGCGTGACGGATTTAGCCATCTTGAAAAATGCAGGATTTAATTTAAGAGTTAGAAATACACATCCACTTATTAGAGATAGGATTAATGCAGTGAACACAAAATTGAAGAACGCAAATGGAGTTAGAACTTTATTTATTGCTAATCATTGTAAAAATGTGCTAAAAAGCATTGAAAGACAAATTTATAAGGAAGGCACGACCATACCTGATAAAGATAACAATTATGATCATATGAATGACGCATTAGGATATTTAGTGGAATATTTATACCCAGTAAGAAGGGATTTTAGACCTAGTAAACCCCAGAGGTGGAGTTAATGGCATTATACAGTAGAGAATTTTTAACATCCAGACATAAGCACTATGAAGAAAAGTTTAAGGATTGGCATTTTCATTTGATGTCATATTTGGGTGGTCAGGACTACCAAGACGGATATCAACTTAATAGATATATTTTAGAAACTGATGAGGAGTATTTAAAACGAGCAGAGAATACTCCGATAGATAACCACTGTAAGAATGTGGTGCAGATTTATACTTCATTCCTATTCAGAGTTCCACCTACAAGAAATTATGGATCATTACAGGGAGATCCGCAGCTAGAGAGTTTTATCAATGATGCAGATTTAGATGGTAGATCATTCAACAATGTGATCAGAGAAATGCAAGTAAACGCATCTATCTATGGCACTTGTTGGGCGGTGTTAGACAAACCTGCCGTACAAACACAAACCAGAGCAGAAGAACTACAACTAGACATCAGACCATATATGAGCCTTTATACCCCTGAGAATGTCTTAAACTGGGATTTTGAGCGTAGTTTAAATGGTAAGTATGTTTTAACCAGATTAGTTCTATTAGAAGATTTATTTGATGATGTAGCAACCATTAGAGTATGGACTAATGAAGATGTCACTACTTACAGACTAAAAGATTATACCAAAGGTTATTCTACATCTAAACCAATGCTAATAGATGAGATGCCTAATATGCTAGGTAAAGTTCCTGCCGTAATTTTATATAACCAAAAATCTCAGCGTAGAGGTATTGGTATATCTGATCTTAATGATGTGGCAGAACTACAGAAAGCTATTTACAATGACTATTCCGAGATTGAACAATTAATCAGATTGTCTAATCACCCTTCATTAGTGAAAACACCTAATGTAGAAGCTAGTGCAGGTGCAGGATCTATTATTGAAATGCCTGAGGATTTAGATAGCAACTTAAAACCTTATCTCATTCAACCTTCTTCACAGTCATTAGATGGTATTATGAACAATATCAATATGAAGGTAGAAGCCATTAATAGAATTACACACATGGGAGCAGTAAGAGCCACTCAGGATAGAGTTCAGTCTGGTATCGCTCTCCAAACGGAATTTCAGCTTTTAAATGCAAGACTTTCAGAAAAGGCGGACTACTTACAGAACGCAGAAGAACAGATTTGGAAGTTATTCGCAGAATGGCAAAACCAAACATTTGACGGAGAGATAATTTACCCCGATAGCTTCAATTTGCGCGACTATGCCAGTGATCTACAATTCCTACAGGCAGCTAAAGCATCTGGTGTTCCTTCTGATAGTTTTGTTAAGGAAGTAGATAAACAGATTGCTAGAGCCGTAGTAGATGATGATGAAAAGATTAATACGATTGATAATGAGATAGATGCGAAAGCAGCACCTATTGGTCAATTCTCAACTCCAACTATAGAGGGTGAAGAAATAGAAGAATAATGGCATTAAGTAATCAATATAATTTTCCATTAGGATTATCTATTCAAAAAGGATTAGTAGAAAACTACTCAGGAATAAATAAGTTTGGATTAAATACATCAGTTGGTAGTTCATTTGAAACTATTTGGGATGGTAATAATACATACAGTTATCCTTCAAGTGCAGGTACGGCAACTGCTACAAGTTCAGATACAGGATCAGATAATACAGGAACTGTAGAGATACAGGGATTAGATAGTAATTATGATCTGGCTACTGAAACATTAACTATTGGAGGCGCTGCAGGATCAACCAGTTTTATCAGAGTATTTAGAGCCGTAATGAAAACCGCTAATACAGGCACTTCAAATGTAGGTACTATTTCAATAACAGTATCATCAACAACAGTGGCTCAGATTAGACCTACTTATGGTCAAACTCTAATGTGCGTTTATACAGTACCAAGAAAATATAATGCTTATCTAATGCAGTTAGACGTAGGTAGTTCTAAAGATTTAGAAAATGAAGTTAGATTTGTCACCAAAGAAATAGAGAATGGGAATGTATGGAATACTAAAGCCTTTATTACGACTAGAGGTGGATTTGTAGAAAAGAATTATGCAGTACCAGTCATTATTCCTGCAAAGACAGATATTGAATTAATTGCTAAAGCTAGTGCCACATCAGCAGTCAGTGGTGGATTTGAATTGATCTTGGAGAAGATTGATCAGTCATAATGGCTAGGAAAGTTCCTAAAGATAAAAAAACTAAAGTACCTAAGAAATATCTATCAGGTCTAAAAGGTGCTAAGAGATCCAGACGAGCATCTTTAATCAAGAGAGTTGCAGCACTATATAAAGCAGGTAAACGCATTCCCATGGGATTATTAAGATCAAGGACTAAGGCATAATGGCAGTCAGAAGAAAACCTTTATCAGCTACAGTTAAAGCCACCTTACAAAGAAAAGCAAAGGCATCCAAGAAATATACTTACACAACCCTAGCTAAAGTCTATCGCAGAGGTCAGGGTGCTTTCTTATCCTCAGGTAGTCGCAGAGTTCCTATGGCAGCATGGTCTATGGGCAGAGTTAATTCATTCCTACGAGGTAGTCGCAAACACGACTTGGATCTACGAAAAAAGAAGAAGTAAAAGGCAGAACAGTATCCACTACTGAGTTCTATAACTGGTCACATCAGCAGCATGGTCAGAAAAAGTGTTTTTGCGGTAAGTTCGCAAGTATCGGTTTTAATTACAGATATGGTATGTTAGAACTATTATGTTTTAAACATTACCAAGAGAGGATAGGAAAATGCCATACGGAAAAGGAACATACGGCTCAAAAGTCGGCAGACCAAAAAAATCAGCTAAATCTTCTATGAGAAAGAAAAAGAAGAAGAAATAATGGCTACTTATAGAGGTCGTCAAGTCAAACTGAATAAACCATTCAGAACACCCAATAAAAGCAAGAAATTTGGTGTTTATGTAAAGGATAAATCCAGTGGGAATGTGAAAGTAGTGAGATTTGGCGATCCTAAAATGAAGATAAAAAAGAATATCCCTGCCAGACAAAGGTCATTTTTGGCTAGAATGGGGGGTGTTTTAAAGCAAGTCAGAGGTCAAAAGACCTTATCCCCTGCCTATTGGTCAATTAGGGCATGGAAAAAAAACTTTCCTTTATAGTAAATTTAGGGGTTGCAA